ACAACTTGCGCGGGGCGGCTTGAATACTCAAACCAATCGGTCACCACCTTCGCCCCGCGTCTTTTAGTTGTTTAGATTAGAAGGGAATGTCATCCCCATCCAAATCACGCCGCCCGGTTCCGCCGCTCGATTGTGGCTTAGGCTTTGATGCCGCCGCCGCCGCCTTGACATCAATGCCCTTGGATTTTGGCGCAACTGCCGAAACCCAATTTCCCGAAATAGTCGCGCCAGTGTTGCGGTCCTCGACTTCCCAGATCCGCGCCGTGATAATCATTGGCTTGTTGCACAGGTGCAGCGCCAATTCATCATCACTCGGCTTGCCAGTCTTTTGGCCCAACTTGCCGCCAGCGTTGGCATCAATCGCCGCCAGCATTTTGCGCGCCTTGTCGCGTTTGGCCAGCCCTTTTGCTTCATCTTTTACGCTTGGGTCAAAATCCGTAACCCAGATTTTATGAAAAATCTTGCGGTTTGCGTATTCGTCCGGGCTGACAATCGACCAGGTTGCTTTGATGTATTCGAAACCGCTGCCGTCCTGTTGGGTGTTCGCCCATGCGGCTGCGTCAATAATAGCCAGCACGTTTGAACCGTCTGGGATTGGATCAAAGTTTCCGCCGCCCCCGTCAAATTCTTTTGTGCCGTCATCTGTGGCGCTGCCGCCTTCACTAAGGTCCCAAAAAGCCATTTTATTCTCCTTCTGTTTCGGTTGTTGTTTCGGTTGTTGCCAGCCAGCTTTCACCGGCCACAATGTCAACGCCGCCAAGCGCGGGAATTACTGCTGCAAGCGGATTAACGCCCGCCACAAATTCCAGCGGTTCAGTGATACCAAAGCGGTTTTTGCTGACGTTGGCGGCGCAGGCGTGAACGATCAATTGACGTTGGTCAGTGCTAAATGCTTTTTTGCGCTCTCCCTTATCGCCCTTGGTATAGGTTTCAATTTTCAAAAACCCGACCACGTCCACATCATCAATATATGGCGGCAGGGATTTTTCAGGCAATCGCAGCGAATAGCGCATGTAGTCATCGCTGTCGGGAAGTTTCATCATTTCGACGTCTGAGTGCGCTATAAACACAACATGCATCCCGCGCTTTGAGTTAAGCAGGCCCGCCGCCTTTCTGACACGCTGGTGCATTGCACCAACGGCTGATGTCCCGGCCCCATACCCGCCTAGAGCTTGATTGATGCCATTGGCGTTTTTGTCTTTTGCCAAAACTTCAATCACAAACAACCGTTCTAGGGCGGTCACGCTATCAATCACCAAGGTCTGATATCCATGATCTTTGTGGATCAGGGCTTTCAGTTGATCCCACAACATTTCTGTACTGGACAGCACTGGGAAAGCGTCGGGCCGATTTTGGCGTGCAACGGATTGCATCCCATCCTCGGCGCGAATAAAAATTGGCTTTGGGAATGTCGCGGCTAGGCTTGTTTTGCCCATTCCGGCGTCAGCGCAAATCGTAACAAAAACGGCCCGATCCTGCGGCGTTTCAATTGAGTCCATAAGGCTCATTCTGTCTCTCTTTCTGCCCATTGGGCTTGCATGGCGGGTCATGCTCTAAATCCCGCCCTGTTTTTTTATGGCTTGCAAAACAGGTTGTCAAGCGGCATTTTGCAGCTTACAAGCGTTTTTATAACGCATCACGATTGAAGGGGCAAAAGAATGGACATTGACGAAATCAGGGCAGCGCTGGCCGATCGGCGGCTGGATATTGTATCGGAGGGGTCTGGCGTGCATCGCAGCACCATTGCGCGCATCCGTGACGGCAAGACGGTTCCGACCTTTTACGTTGTGCAAAAGCTGGTCGCATATTTTGAGGCAAACAAATGAACGCGCCGCCTGTTGCATCGGTAATCGTGAAAATGTCGGCAGCGATTGAGCGGGCAATAAAGACCTGCCCGGCCGCTGCGTTTGAAATTATTTGCGCCGTGATCGAGGATGGTCGGGCCGGGTCGCCATTGCCCGTCATTTCATCAACTGACGATGACGCGCATTGGTGGGCTGGGCTGGCCAACACGATTGAGTTGGAGGCGTATTTGTACGCCATTGCATTGCGTTTGGCCGAAACTGAAATGCACAGCAAAACCCGCAAACGCCTTGTGGCGAAATTATTTAACGGCATGGCTGCACACGATCAAGCGGCCTTTTTGTCATGGGCTAAAAAGGACAAAACAGAATGAACGATGGGGATTTTGACGCTAGCGATTTTTCGGATTTTGACGCTAACGACTTTGGTTCTGATTACATAGCACCCACTCCGGACAAGCCTGAACGCCCCGGCCCGGCGCTGCCGTTTTCGGTTGATGACGTGGACCTGCAAACCCCGCCGGGTTTTGTCGGTGAAATTGCAAACTGGATCGACGGGCAGTGCCGCTATAAGCGCCGCAATTTATCGGTGGCCACTGCCATTGTATCGGTGGGCAACATTGGCGGATTGCGGCATGTGGATGCCCGCGATGGGGTTACGGCAAACATGATGGCATTTTGCGTGGCGGCATCGGCTACAGGAAAAGAGGCAGTGCAGCAAGCCATGGCAGAGTTGCACCGGGCTGCGGGGCTTGGCGGCGCTATGCAAGGCGCAATTAAATCGGAGCAGGAGATCATGCGAAACCTGATCGAACACCAGCCCGCCTTTTATCTGGTCGACGAGGTTGGAATTTTACTTGGCAAGATCCGCAACGCGCAAAAGAAAGGCGGGGCCGCATACCTTGAAGGCGTATTTGGGGCGATCATGTCGGCATATTCCAAAGCCAGCACGCACCTGTTGCTGGGCGGAGACATCAAGCGCGAGCTGCGCAAGATGTATGGAATGGCGCTGTCACGCGCCCAGGACGATGGTGACGCCCCAACCATTGCCCGCGCGGAGCGCATGCTGGGTATGATCGACAACGGGCTAGAACGGCCCTTCTTGTCGCTGGTAGGGTTCACCACGCCCAGCACGTTCGATGGTATCATGGACGGCGAAACCGCCACGCAGGGCTTTGTGGGCCGGTCGATCATTGTGACGGAAAAAGACATTAACCCGGAGGCTCGGTTAGGTTTTAAGCGTGTGCCATTGTCGGACGGTTTGCAGATCCAGCTTGCCGCGCTTTACAACGGCGGGGCGTTTGATGCCATGCAAAAAGGATCGGCCAGGATTGAGCATTATGGCGATATGCAGGAAATCGGAACCACGCCTGAGGCTGATAAAATGTTATTGGAAATTGCAACATGGTTGCACGGTTATGCGGATGATATGGGCGAGCATACGGGTGAGGCATCTGTGGCGATGATTCGGCGGTCGTATGAGATGATTGCCAAAATCAGCTTCATTCTGGGCATCCACGGCGGCACCAGAACGGCGGAGCATGTGCGGTGGGCATTTGCTTATGTGCGGCAGGAGATCGACGCCAAGATAGCGTTGGTGTTCGCAAATGACAACGCTAAGGACAGGCCAGAGGAGTCGATTGCCGCGCGGTTAATGTCGTTTATTGACCCGGATAAAGGGTGCAGTATATCGGTTTTGGCCAACCGTATTCGCATGAAAACGACTGCGCTCTTGCCAATTTTGGAGAAGATGAAGGCGTCAAAAATGATTGATGAGGTAAGCCGGGGCCGAAAATATCGGGGCAAGGCGGTCACGGTTTGGGTCACGATTCGCTCCTGATTAAAATTTAAGCAAACGCTCAATAAAACGCCTTTTGGGGCGTTTTTTTGGTTTTTGGGGCAAAGTGTTACACAATGTTTACGATTGAAAGGGGCCTTGATAAGATGTAAGCTTTTGATTTTGAAAGGAAAAAGACCGTTGTAAACATGTTAATCATAAACAGCCCTAGAGACACATATAAACCCCTTAGATTTACCCCCTTTAAGCACTTCTCTAAGGATGGTTTTTGAGGTTAGAAAACAAGTATCTAGTATATAATAACATAATAAGATAGACTTAACCTATTGTTCTTAGGGCCTTCTTTCTTAAACACGGCTGTGCAAGATGTGTTTACAATGATTATCTTTGTTTTGATGCGTTTTCCCCTTGCCCCGCGCGTTTTTAGCGTTTAGGGTAATCCTAAGGAAACGGCGAAAGCCTCCAGCCCAAGGAACCAGATAAAATGACTGCACAGGAAGTTGACAACGTAATCGAAAAGGTTTCAGCGCTAGTCGGCGGAGATGACCGGGGACTGTTTGCTTGGGTACTACGCATGGCCGCAGATCAAGCGTCAAACACTGACCAGTTTTCGATTCTTGCGATGAAAATGCTCGAAGAAACATACGGCATTTCAGCCTGACCCCAAACGCGGGGTTAGCGCCCCGACCAGCCCAAGGAACCTGACAAAATGACCAAACAAAGCCAGACACTCACCTTGAAAATTCGCGCATCTGGCTACATCGAACTTTTGACTCTGGATGGCGCTTGGGTCGGTCCTGGCGTAGGTGGTTTTCGAAACATTGGTTCCGCGCATGCTTGGGCCGCACTCAATAGTTATGAGGTGGTGGCATGAAGGCGCAGGACTTCACAGCTACACATGGCGACGCTGAATTTGACAGTGTATGCGCAAACGTTGAGTCCTTGGGCTATGCCTACTGGTTCACGCAAGATTCCGTCACATACTATCGCCACCCGGTTACGCAACACATCGCAGAAATAGTTTGCCATTAATAGCTAGCAACCAACCCAGCCCAAGGAACCTGACAAAATGAACCGCGAAAAAATCCTTAATGCCGCTGAAGCAGACGCCACCGCAGCCATGCAGGCCATGATTGACAAGGCTGTGGGGGAAACGATTGATGCGGCGCTTAAGGTCTGCCTTGCAGTGATCTATCATCCGGAAACACCTAGGCGAGAAGCTCTTGGAGCAATGGAATGCGCATCTGACATTCAGATGTTGCACACCCCCGCCACCGCCGCCGCCATCCGCAAGGGGGCCAAGCCATGACCCCCACCGTCTCCCAAATCACCGCAGCCGTTGCCCAAGCCTTTGACGTTCACCCGTCCAAAATCACCGGGCCGTCAATACAACGCCAATTTGCTTACCCACGCTTTGCCGTTTGCGCGCTATCCCATGAGGCTGGCCATTCAATGCCAGCAATCGGCGCACGGCTAGGCAACCGCGACCATACCAGCATTTTGCACGGTATCCGCCGCGTTGTCGAAATCAGCGCATTGGATGCGGCCTATGCGGAAACCATCGCCAAGCTTCGCAAGCAATTCCTGCGC